GTTAGCTGGGAAGGTGGCATTGAGCGCTATAGTGGTTTACTGGATGTCGCTCTTGCTGGTAACTATGTTGCTAAGCCTTCTGTTGGCTGGTACTGTAGGGTTGATCAAGATACTGGAGAACTGGTCGATCCAAAGGTTAGAGAGAAAGATACGCTATCAGAATCTTTTTGGTCGCCAATATTTGATGGAACGGATTTCAAAGACTTTGTCAAAGGTCACTATCAAATAGGTCATAAACCACTACTAGAAGTAGAATTGGATATAGACAATGAGTAGTGAATTTGATACTAATGGCGACAATAATGTCATAACCAGTAATGATTATCAATTAGTAGAATCTAATAACATAGAATTTTATGGGGTTAGATTACTTACAGGTAAGTGGAAAGATGTTGTATACATATATGGTAAGGTCTCAATAAAAGAGAGTCCAGAATTAGATATTGCAACCCTTGCATTTACCTATGATATTCAAGACGCAGGACAATTCGAAGAAGACGAACTTATCGGCGATATAAATTTTAGAAACTATATCGGTGGAATACTTCAAAATATAATGGAAGAATCACTAGAAGAAGGAGAAGTGATTGGCACAATTGGACATAACAACACAAATACAAACACACGTACTAAGTCATCTGATTAATGATGAAGAGTATTTACGTAGAGTAATACCTTATCTAAAACCAGATTACTTTGAACAACCACACCGTGTGGTGTTTGACCTTGTAGTAGATTTTGTTAATAAACATAATAAAATGCCTACTGGTAAGGTATTAGAATTAGAACTTAAAAAGGTTCAGCTCCCAGATGATTTAAGAATAAATGCAGGAGAATGCATTGGAGAATGTAAATCAAAGAGTGATCTAGAGCATGAATATCTAGTTTCTGAAACAGAAAAATGGTGTAAGGATAGAGCTGTATATAATGCTATAATGGATTCTATACAAATCATTGATGGCAAAGGCGATCAAACTGAAGAATCTATACCAGGAATATTACAAAAAGCTTTAGGAGTTAATTTTGATCCAAATATTGGACATGATTATATTGATAACTCTGAAGAAAGATTTGAATTTTATAATTCTAAAGAATCTAGAATCCCGTGGGATTTGGATTACTTTAATAAAATAACAAAAGGTGGTTTACCGAATAAAACCTTAAACATTGCAATGGCAGGTACAGGTGTAGGTAAATCTCTTTTTATGTGTCATACTGCGGCAGCTAATCTTGAATTAGGAAAGAATGTTCTTTATATCACCATGGAAATGGCTGAAGAAAGAATAGCAGAAAGAATCGATGCTAACCTTATGGATTTACCTATACAGCAATTGGAAACGCTTCCAAAAAATGTATTCGATAAAAAGATCCAAAGGATAGCAAAGACCTCTATAGGGAAACTTATAGTTAAAGAGTACCCAACGGGCGCAGCCCACACTGGGCACTTTAGAGCTTTGCTCAATGAACTAAAGCTAAAAAAAGACTTTATACCCGATATAATTTATGTTGATTATATCAATATATGCGCGTCCGCGAGGGTGCGTGGGCTCGGGGGAAGTATAAATACTTATTCATACGTTAAATCTATAGCGGAAGAATTAAGGGGTTTAGCGGTTGAATTTAATGTCCCGATCGTGAGTGCAACGCAAACGACTAGATCTGGTTATTCAAATACTGATGTAGGATTAGAGGACACTTCGGAATCATTTGGTCTACCGGCTACGGCAGATCTCATGTTCGCTCTTATTACTACAGAGGAACTTGATGATCTTGGACAATTGCTGGTAAAACAATTGAAAAATCGTTATAACGATCCGACCAAATATAAGCGTTTTGTAATTGGTATAGATCGTTCCCGCATGAAGCTTTACGATGTAGAGGAATCGGCACAAACAGATATCATGAGCGATACTGTTGTGTCTGATGATAAAGCAATAAACAAATTCGGCGAAAGGGAAGATCCTTACTCCGAATTTAAAATATAAACCAGAGGAAATAATATGAATTATTTAAATATGGCAGTAGATTGGGTGAAAGCCCGAGTCGCTGAAAGAACTACCTGGGACGGAACAACTATTGTAGTGGTTTGCGGTTCTGTAATTCTCTTAGGCGGATTAGCTAAATGGCTCGCTTGGGCCGGACTAGTTTATGGTATCTATACCTTAGTTAAAGCAGAGTAATTAGATTATCTATTCTGTAAAAGGGGGCTTCGGCTCCCTTTTTTGTTACGATTTGTTACGAATTATTTTCAAAAAAGATGCAAATAGGGGGTTTACAAACCTCTTGAAATGTGGTATAATGGGTACCATAAACAATAAAATGATAAGGAGTCATATGAAAAAAGAACTAAAAGCCCTAATCGAAGCCATCGGTAACGATTATTCAGCGTGGGCCTCTAGAGCGTTCGAAGCAAATTATTCAAAAATCAACGATTTTAGAGATTCAATCGAAGTCAAAGAAGGATCCAAATATATCAAAATCACACACGGTAATACCGTTTGGGGATTTGTTAACAAAGGAAATCCTGATTTCGAAGTTGGAGATATATTAAAAGCTAAAAACTGGAGAGCACCTTCTCTTAACAAAGCTAGAGGAAACATCTTCGGAAAATATTCAGTAGCTTGGACAGGACCACACTATATCGCAGGATATAGCGCAGGTGGTGAAAGAGCTCCAACCGGAAAAACTGGACTTTTAAAAGGAAATTCAAGAGTAATAGATGGGAGTATATTATGAATCATTACGAAATACTAGCAAAAGCTAGCGGCGGTGCATTAACTGCCACCGAGGTAGAAAACCTCGAAAAATATGGGGTCAAACATCCAATGGAATTTGCACCTGAACCAGAAGGTGAAGGATGCCCATGTGGCGAAGTTGATTGCCCAGATGCGTATGCACATACAACATCAGGTTATTAAACACACCTACGTCACCGGGAAGACGTGCTAAAGTTCTCGGGGGTTATGACCGAACATACAGGGGGAGATGAAAAGCTCCCCATCAGGGTTGAAAATATTATGGAGTTAAAAATGAGAAAAGCAATTATAGTAGATATAGATGGTACTATCGCTGATCATTATGATGAGAATGGGGTTCAAACCCGTGAGCATCATGATTATGGGCAAGTTATTAATGATCGTCCTATATGGTCAATTATCAATCTTGTAAAAATATTATCAATAACTTATGATATTCTTGTAACTACTGGAAGAATGGATCGATCAGGAGTTCGGGAAGATACTACAGCATGGCTTGAGCAATATAATGTTACTTTTGACAAATTAATCATGAGGGAAGATAGAGATTTTAGACCTGACAATGAGGCAAAATTAGACCTTTATGAAAAACATATCAAAGGTCAATATGATGTTGAGTTTGTTCTTGATGATCGAGATCGCGTTGTTAAAATGTGGAGAGAGCAAGGTCTTAAAGTTCTTCAAGTAGCTGAAGGAGATTTCTAATGATATATCCTTTACCAACACTTTATAAAAGAGATACTAGTGGAAATATCCGAGTCTGGACTATAGAATATTCTGGACCGGTTAATCCAGGTATAAGAACTATATCAGGCCTCAAAGATGGTAAATTAGTTACCTCCCCGTGGAATGAATCTTTTCCAAAAAATGTAGGTAGAGCAAATGCTACTACCTCTTTTGAACAAGCTCAAAAAGAAGCTGAAGCTAAATGGAAACTTTATTTAGATAAAGAATATTTCGAGCGTGAAGAAGATGTTGACAAATATGATAAATTCAAACCTATGTTAGCACACGAGTATGCAAAAAGACACCAAAGCGAAGGTATATCTCAACCTAAACTAGATGGTATTAGATGTATTGCCAGGAAAGATGGACTATATAGTAGAGCAGGAAAAGAATTAATTTCGGTTCCTCATATAGCAGAAGAGCTTGAGAACTTTTTTAAAGCTTTTCCTAATGTTATATTAGATGGTGAATTATATAACCACGAATTAAAATCTGACTTTAATAAGATTACTTCTTTGGTTCGTAAAACAAAACCTACAGAAGAAGATATGTTAGAGTCTAAAGAATTGGTTCAATATCACATATATGATCTATTTGATCCGGATGCTCCAGATGCTTTATTCTTAGAAAGATTTAATTTGGCAGTAGAACCTAATGATGCTATTCATATTGTTCGAACTGAAATATGTGCAACACAAGAAGAGTTAGATAAACTTTATTCTGAATATACCGAAGATGGATATGAAGGTCAAATGGTTAGAAATAATACTCCTTATGAAAATAAGAGAAGTAAAAATCTACTTAAACGTAAAGAATTTATTACCGAGGAATTTGATGTGATAAGTGTATTAGAAGGCGCAGGTACTTGGGCCGGATATGCAAAACACTTTGAATTAGAACTTGGTGATGGAAGAATATTTAAAAGTGGAGTTCGAGGAACACAAGAGGTATTAAAAGAACTTCTAGAACAAGAAGAAAAACCCACGTGGGTCACAGTTCGCTATTTTGAAAAAACGCCAGATGGTATACCAAGATTTCCAGTTGTAATTGACTGGGGTACAGGAGAACGAAGTGACTAAAGCTTATCGAGCATATGAAACTTTCCAGACTGAAAAAGAAAGAAGGGATCGTATAGCTGAATTAAAACAAAAAGATAGAAATATTAAATTCAATACCAATGCAGAATTAGGTGATGAATTTCAATCTGTTTATGTTTTGGAGTATACAATTGTCAACTGATGCAATCATAGTAGCAATATGTGGAATTGGTTTAGGCTATTCTTGTTGGAAGGCCGGATTACAGGCTGGAGCAGAAAAAACTATAGAAATGCTCCATGCATTAAAAATTATCTGCTATGATAATAAAGGTGAAATAAAACCTAACCAATTCTGGCAAGAAGATAAAGACGAAGAATAAAATAGCATAAATAGAACAGAGTAAACTTTATTTTATATGGGAATCTGTTAATGCGTTTTAAGCACTTTAAAAATATCACCGAAGCTGTTAAATTGACTCCAGCGCAGTT